GGCTGAGGGCCGGGTTGGAGATTGCTCGCGGGGATTCGTTGTGGTTGCCGATTGACACTATTGTGGAGTCGGTGTTGGATGTTAAGAATCAGATCACCGAATCGCGCAGAAAGTTTTTGAATCAAGTAAATGCTTCCGAAGATTCTTGGATCGCACCGTATGAGTGGGATGCCGTCAGGTCGGATGTTGAATTGGTTAAGGGTGATAAGATTACCCTTGGGTTTGATGGTAGTAAGTCTAATGACTGGACGGCGTTGGTGGCTTGCCGGGTTGAGGATGGTGCGCTGTTCCCGATCAAGGTGTGGAACCCTAACAATTACCATAATGAGGAAGTGCCGCGTGAGGACGTGGATAGCCATGTTCGTAATGTGTTCAGTTCCTATGATGTGATAGCGTTTCGTGCCGACGTTAAGGAGTTTGAGGCGTATGTCGATCAGTGGGGTAGGGATTTTAAACGTAAGATGAAAGTTAATGCTACTCCCGGTAACCCTATCGCATTTGATATGCGGGGTCAAACTAAACGATTTGGATTAGATTGTGAACGGTTTTTAGATGCTGTGTGGGAGCATGAGCTTTGCCATAATGGTGATCCTATGCTACGGCAACACATCCTGAATGCCCGTAGGCATCCTACACAGTTTGACTCTATTAGTATCCGTAAGGCAAGTAAAGATTCGTCCCGTAAAATTGACTGCGCTGTCGCCGCCGTATTGGCGTTTGGTGGCCGTCAGGACTATTTGATGAGCAAGAAGAACCGCTCAGGAAAGGCTTTGGTGATTAGGTAATGACTTCACCCCAGCAAAATGCGCCTAACGGCTTGATGAGTGACGGTTCACCCGCATCGTCTATTGATGCTTGTCGTGATGATATGATTAACGCATTTGACCAAGCGCAAGAAGGTTTGAAAGACGCTAAGCAGTATTATGATTCGATCCGCAGGCCGGATGCTATCGGGGTAGCTGTCCCGCCGGAAATGCGTAACTTGCTCGCACACGTCGGATATCCCCGCCTTTATGTGGATTCAATCGCGGAGCGGCAAGAGGTTGAGGGTTTCCGCGTGGCGGGAGCTAATGAGGCGGATAAAGAGTTGTGGGATTGGTGGCAGGCAAACAATTTGGACATTGAGGCCACATTGGGTCACACCGATGCGCTGATTTACGGACGGGCATATATTACTGTTTCGATGCCTGACCCTGCGGTCGATTTGGGTGTCGATCCTGAGATTCCGTTGATTCGGGTGGAGCCGCCTACGTCTTTGCACGCCACGATTGATCCGCGTACCCGCCAGGTCACCCAGGCTATCAGGGCGGTGTATTCGGATGATGGTTCGTCGGTCATTTCCGCCACCTTATATCTGCCGGATCAGACAATCCAGTGGGTTAAAGATAAGGGTGCGTGGGTGGTGTTGAATCAGATTTCACACGGCCTGATGATGGTTCCGGTGATCCCGATTCAGAATCGTACCAGGCTGTCGGATGCGTATGGTACGTCTGAGATTACCCCCGAATTGCGGTCTGTGACTGATGCTGCCGCCCGTATTCTGATGGATATGCAAGGCACCGCAGAAATTATGGCTATCCCGCAGAGGCTTCTGTTTGGGGTTAAGCCGGAAGATATCGGTGTCGATCCTGAGACTGGCGAGAAACTGTTCGATGCGTATATTGCTAGGATTCTTGCATTTGAGGACCCTGACGCTAAGGCGCAACAGTTTAGTGCCGCCGAGTTACGTAACTTTGTTGAGGCGTTGGATGCGTTGGATCGTAAGGCCGCAGCGTATACCGGATTGCCGCCACAATATTTGTCTACGTCGTCGCAGAACCCGGCATCTGCTGAGGCTATTCGTTCGGCTGAGTCTCGTTTGGTTAAGAAAACTGAGCGGAAGAATAAGATTTTTGGTGGTGCTTGGGAGCAAGCTATGCGGGTTGCCTATCGCGCCATGAAGGGTGGGGATATTCCGCCTGAATATTATCGTTTGGAAACGGTGTGGCGTGACCCATCGACTCCGACGTATGCCGCTAAGGCTGACGCTGCTACTAAGTTGTATGCTAACGGGATGGGTGTCATTCCGAAGGAACGTGCTAGGATAGATATGGGGTATACAATTGCTGAGCGTGAGGAAATGGCTGCGTGGGACACTCAGGAGAATCCTATGGCCGCACTTATGGGTAACGCCCAGTTGCCTGCTGGACAGGCTGGAACAAAAAATGATAAACCGGCTGACACGGTTAAGCCCACGGTAGGAGAGTAAGTTGACACCGGAACAGTATGCCGCCGCTCAGGCGGTGATTACCGCACAGGCCGTCAAATATGTTGGCGGATTCGGTAAGCTGTTCCTCCCAGTTGGTATGGGTGTCAGGGAATGGCTTGGGTTGCTGGAATTGTTGTGGCCTGCGGTGAAACAGTATCGTGATGAGTCGGCTACGTTGGCTAGAACGTTCTATGATGAGCAGCGTGACTTGTGGCATCCTGATGTTCCTAATCATGCCCGCCTGTTGGAGCCGTATGAGTTTCAGTGGTTTGTGCAGGACATGGAGCCGGTTCGTAAGGTTATGTCGGTGGAGGATGCTTCACCTAAGGTGTTGGAGCAGGTTCAGTTGCAGGTTGCTAGGTCTGTTGAGAACGGTGGCCGTAGGCAGATTATACATGCTGTGCAATCGGATTTCCAGTTGGATGATGTAGCACAACCTGATGAACCTGCGGGAGATGTTGACGGCTCTGGTGATCTGGTTGCGCGGATTGAGGCACAATTAGCCGCCGATGATGAACGTCGGGATGCGCTTAGGGAGCAGCGGGAGAAACGTCAAGAACGTGTTATGTCTATTCGCGGCTGGGCTAGGGTTGCTACCGGCAAGGAAACATGTGAGTGGTGTTTGATGTTGGTGGCTAGAGGCCCGGTTTATGAGTCTGCCCGTAAGGCGGGTTTGCTTGCAGATGATGACGATATTATTACTACCGATGATGCGGTGAACGCCGCTATGAATGAATGGCACGCCGGATGTGACTGTAAGGTTGTTCCGGTGTTCAAGGAAACGAATTGGGTTGGCGAGGATGCCGCTCAACGCGCATTAGACTTCTGGATTACGGCATCGAAACGTGCCAGTAAGGAGCTTGAAGCTGATCCAGATAAGCAATACTACTCCGTTAAGGAGCGGCGTTGGAAGAAAACCACAAAGAACCGTGAAACAATTAATCAACTTAGGAAGATGATTGACAACGGTGAAATTAAATCAACTGACTGGAATGCCTTACAGGTAGCCTAGTCGGCCCGTCAAGACCCCTGGATGGGGTCCTTATGCCCAGGAGGCAAAAAATGTCCGAAGATACTACTACTGAAACTGTTACCCCGGCTGCCCTGGCGGCACCTACGCCGGAAACATTCAGCCTTGATTATGTTCAGGGTTTGCGTCAGGAGGCGGCTAAGTACCGCACGGAACGCAATGAGGCGGTCGAGAAAGTTAAGACCGACCTGCAATCACAGTTTGAATCCCAGTTGGCTGCTAAGGACTCCGAATTCGGGGAAATTCAGTCGGAGTTGTCGGCACGACAGATGGAGCTTGTCAAGTTGAAAGCCATTCTTGCTGCCGGTATCCCCACTGAGGATGTTATGACTGTCGCTGAACTTGTTCAGGGTGATGATGAGACTACTGTTTCGGAGAGTGTTGAACGGGTTAAATCATTGATCGGTAAGGCTCCCGCTAGGGACCGTCCGGTTGACCCATCACAGGGGTCGGGCAATTCGATCCCCTTGAACGGCGATCCGCTTCTTGAATCTCTCAAGAAAATTGTGGGCGTTCGTTAAATTCTATTTAAGGAGTATATATTATGGCACTCGCCAAGGGTGTTAACCCCAAGATTGGGCAGGCCGGTTACCCGGTGCCCACCACCGCCCCGACTAGCACCAATGTGTCTCAGACCACTGATGCTATGTTTTCGGGATTTCTTGAGCCTTCCGTTGCTCAGGACTATTTCGCCCAGGTAGAGAAGGTTTCTATCGTTCAGCAGCTTGCCCAGAAGATTCCTATGGGACCTTCCGGTGTTCGCATCCCCCACTGGACCGGCAATGTGACCGCGAAGTGGACCGCTGAGGGTGGCAAGAAGCCTGTCACTAAGGGTGACTTCAGCAAGCAGGACATTGTTCCTTACAAGATCGCTACCATCTTTGTGGCATCTGCGGAAACTGTTCGTGCGAACCCGCTGAACTACCTGAACGTCATGCGTACCAAGGTGGCTGAGGCTATCGCGCTCGCGTTCGACAATGCGATCCTGAATGATGTTGACAATCCGTTCGGTGCGGCGATTTCGCAGACCACCAAGTCGGTTTCGCTGGCCGATCCGCTGGGTGCCGGTAAGGGTGCCGCTGACGGTTCCAACGCCTACACCGCACTGAACAACGGTCTGTCGCTGCTGCTTACCGCAGGTAAGAAGTGGAACGGCACCCTGTTCGATGATGTTGCGGAGCCGATCCTGAACGGTGCCGTCGATAATGCTCAGCGTCCACTGTTCATTGATGCCACCTATGGTGATATCAACGCCCCGTTCCGTTCGGGCCGTGTGCTGGGCCGTCCGACTTACCTGTCGGATCATGTCGCTGCTGGTACCACTGTTGGTTACATGGGTGACTGGACCCAGCTTGTTTGGGGTCAGATCGGTGGCCTTTCCTACGACGTTACGGATCAGGCGACCCTTGATCTTTCCGTCGCCCAGGATGGTTCCGGCCTTACGTCGCTGTGGCAAAACAACTTGGTAGCTGTCCGTGTTGAGGCTGAGTACGCCGCACTGGTCAATGACAAGGACGCTTTTGTGAAACTCACAAATGTGGTCACGCCCTGACCAGCGGTTTTAGTGGGGAGGGGCAGCTTTTGGCTGCCCCTCTCTGCTCTGGCCCTAAGTGTGTTCGCCCTATTTATTGTAAGAGTATGTGCCAAGGGCACTACGATCAGACTAGGCGTGGAAATGCTCTTGCACCACTCCGCGTAAACCGTAAAGGTATGCCTGAGGGTGATCGGTTTTGGGATCAGGTTGATCTGAGAGATTTTGGTGGTTGCTGGAATTGGATTGGTGCTGAGAGTAATGGGCGTGGAACTTTTACAAAAGGTTCTGGCCGTGGGAAAACGCGAACAACGCTATCTCACAGGTATTCTTACCAGTTCTTTAACCCTGATGAGGTTATTGACAGTCTTACTATTCACCATAAGTGCGCTAATAGTTTGTGCGTCAATCCAGATCATTTGCAAGCAATCTCGCATATAAATAATGTTGCTGAGATGAATGAGCGTCAGTTCTATCTCCGTAAAATAGCTCAGCTTGAAGCCGAAATTGCTGAGTTGAAAGGATTGTTAAATGAAAATTAGACACGCTATTAATGGCGGGTTGGCTGAGTGTAGCGACGAGGAAGCCGATAAACTTATTGCGTCAGGTCAGTGGGTTGCGGTTAAAGCAGCCCCGTCTCCCCGCAAAGCAGCTAAGGTTCACGCTGAGGCATCTTCTAAGCTAGAAGGGTAGTGATTTTGTGGCCTACGCAACTGTTGAAGATGTTGGAGTTCGTTGGGGCCGTACACCATCTGAGGAAGAACATTTAAACATTGACGTTCGGCTTGCCGATGTTGAGCGTATGATTCGGAAGAAAATTCCGGACCTCGATGATCGTGTTTTTGACGGCGCTATTGATGTTGAGGACGTTAAGCGGGTTGAGGCTGACGCTGTTTTGCGGTTGATCCGTAACCCCGACGGTTTTGTTTCCGAAACGGACGGCAACTACACATACCAGTTCTCTCAGGGCACTAAGGCCGGTATGTTGGAGATTCTTCCTGAGGAATGGTTGCTGCTAGGTTACACCGGTTCTGGTCGGATGTTTACGTTGGTTCCGCAGTTCGCACCTGGGGAGTGATATGAGCCTTCTGGATGTTGGTCAGGAAGATATCATTATTTTCTTGGAGGAAGCTGTTCTGGATGAGGACGGCAATATCCGCACCAGGCCGTCGAAGGTTGGTGTTCGCACTAAGGCTAGGTTGCAACCGTTGGGGCAGTCTGGTACGTCGTCGCGCCGTCAGGAGCAGGACAATGAGGGGTATGAATCTGAGCGTGTGTATGCTATGCGCCTGCCTCGTTCTTGGTCGCATGGTGAGATAGGTTCTCAGTCTCGTATTGAGTGGCGTGGTGAGTATTGGGCGTTGTTCGGGCCTCCGGTGAGGTACACCAATTCGCCCATGACCAGTCATTACACTTATACGATTAAGAGGTTCTGATGACTGTGTATTTGTTGCCTGCGCGTGTAATGTACCCTATTATTGCTGAAATGGCAGACGATGGTGTGAAGGATGTTGCTAGGGAGATTAAACATCGTGCTGACCGCAATTTGGCTTTGTCAAGGTCCACAACCACGCACACTAAGCTACCTGAACCTATGGTTAGGCATCAGCAGGCTTCTGGTGTGACTGATATCGGTTTAACTTCTGAACCTGCCGATTGGGGTGCCACCGACTATCTTATTTGGATGGAAGGCGGTGACGGTTATCCTGGTGCTATGGCTATTGAGTTCGGCCACGATCCTTCCGGCTATTTCAAAGGCAAGGCCGTTCAGTCGTCTCGCGGTCAATACATTTTGACTCGCGCCGCTATGTTGACGTATTTCGCCAGATTCAGGAAGGGTAGATAGTGGATACAGTTAAACCCACACTGGTGGGTATTATGCCGCGTATTCAACCTGTCGTCATCCAGATTTTGCGGGAATACCCTCCGCTGAAAGATGTGCATGTCGGTTCCTGGGTTGAGGATGTTGACTATCGGGAGTTCCCGCTGTTAAATGTCCGTCGCATCGGCGGCGGCAGGGATTACGTTTACCCTAATAAGTTGGATGTTACGGTCATTGAGTTGACCGCATATTCCGTTGAGGGTCTTGTGGAATGTGAGCATCTGTATAATGTTGCGCTTGAGGCGCTTTATGATGCCGTTCTTACGCAGAAACAAACAGATACAGGTTATCTGCATTCGATAAATGAGAACATGGGTATGACCCAGTTTAGCTCTCTGTTCATGGATTCTTGGCGGGTTCAAGGTCTGCTCAAATTGGGGTTACGCCCCAAGTCCGATCTATCTTAAGGAAAATAATTATGTCATTGAATGACAATGCAGTTTTGACTGCTGCGGTAGGGTGGGTTTACACTGCGCCTGTGGGCACCGCCTCCCCTACCCCGGCTGAAATTAAGGCGTTCGACGCTAGTGCGTTTGGTGATGCTGGCGGCGATAAGGTTATCGTTTCCGCTGGTACCGGCGGCACATTCACGGTCACCGTGGGTGGGCAGACCACCGCACCCCTCGCATTCAATGTGGCTATGGCCGCATTCAAGGCGGCTGTTGAGGGTCTGAGTTCGGTGGGTGTCGGTAAGGTTACCGTCACCGGTACGTCGGTTGCCACCCCAGGTTTGACTGTCAAGTTCGACAGCAGCGTGGTGGGAACTCTGTCGGTTGATGGTACGTCGCTGACCGGCGGCACCGTCACTGTCACCACCAAGCCGGGTTCCGGTACGGGTCCTGCGTGGACCAATGTTGGTCACACTTCTCGCGGAGACCTCCCAGAATTTGGGTTTGAGGGTGGCGACACTGAGGTTAAGGGAACGTGGCAGAATGAGTCGCTGCGTGAGATTGTTACCGATCCCATTGCAGATTATCTGACTCTGATGTTGCATCAGTTTGATACGGAATCGTTTGAACTGTATTACGGTAAGAATGCTTCCTCGACACCGGGTGTGTTTGGTGTTGCCGGTGGCACACCGGCCCCGATTGAGAAGGCGTTGCTGATTGTGATTGTGGATGGGGTGCATAAAGTTGCGTTCTATTCACCTAAGGCATCTATTCGTCGGGATGATTCTATCAGCCTTGCCGTTGATGAGTTTGCCGCCCTTCCGGTTCGGGCTACGTTCCTGAAGTATGCTAGCGCAAACAAATTTGAGTGGGTTGCAGACGGCCTGTTCAAGTAATAAACCGGGGGAGGGTTGGTTTACTACTTTGGCGGGTCGGTATTGCCGACCCTCCCCCTCTATTAAATCCCGCCGTAGGCCCGCCAACAATTAACATTTATGAAAGGTCCGTCTATTATGTCGAAAATGTTCACACTAGAATCTATCCGCGAGGAAGCTGATCGGTCATTCCGCCCGGTTATCATTGAGCTTTCTGATGGTACTGAATGTACCCTATCTAATTTGCTGCGGCTCCCTAAGAAGGAGCGTCTTGAGGTTACCCGGCTGTTGAAGAAGCTGGAAAACATGGAGGGTGCGGAGCAGGACGACCTTGAAGATGATGAGGTTGATCTGTTTCTGAATACCGCAACCGAGGTTTTGACTATTGTTGGCGATAAGGGTAAGAAACTTATTGCTGAGATTGACGGTGACCTTACGGTCACTATGAAGGTTATGGAGAAGTGGATGGAATCCACCCAGTCGGGGGAAGCATCTGGCTCGGAGAGCTAATTGACCAGTACGGCGAATACATTGCTACCGATCTGACCGAAACATATAATATTGATTTGCGTGATATATTTCGGGATGATTCCGATTTGTCTCCCCGCTGGCTGTTGATTCACATCACTAATTTGCCGCTTGGTTCTAGGTTTTATGCTGAGCAGCAGGGTGGGCAGCAGTTTCGCGGGTGGGACGAATCTAGGTATGCGGCTGTCGCCACGGTTAATGCTATTCGGGCATTGCAATACACGTACATTTCTGCTCATTCTAAGCGGAAACCTCCGACACCGGATATGTTTCCTATCCCTGAAGCTAAGATTAAGCCCCGCCGTAAGAAGAATACAGGTCCAGGTTCGTTTGCTTATATTGCCGCTCAACAGTTGGCTATTTCTAAGAAAGTTGGTTAATGTATGGCTGGTTTGGGCGGTCTTGAAGTTGGCAGGGTCCACATCCGTGTTGTACCTGATTTCAGGTATTTTAAGAAGATCATGGAGGCACGGCTCAAAGAGTGGAACAATAGAAGTGTCACCATTAAAGTTAAAGCCGACTCAAGCGCACTTGACGGTTTAACTAAAGATTTAAATAACTCAACTAGGCAGGTTTCTAAAAATGTGTCTAGGGAACTGTCTAAGGGTTTGAAAGGTGTCGGCAAAGAACTTGAGGTAACTCCCACACTTGACTCTAAGGGACGTTTTAAGAAACGTATGCAGGCTGACCTTAATAAGGTGTTTGACCAGATTGAGGTTCGGTTGCAGCTTAAAGGCGGCAACAATGCTGATTTGCGGGATTTCTGGGATAAGGAATTGGCTCAGGCTCAGAAGCAGATTGGTAAACTTGATGTAGAGTTGGACACCCGTTCGTTTAACGCTCAGGCTGCGTATGTGCTTGCTACGTTGAATAAGTTGCGTGCCGATTCTCGGAAGTTGCGTGAGCCTTCGATGCAGATCGCTGGGGGTACCGGCACTGCTGATGTTGATGCTAATACATTACGCCAAAACATTATTGCGTTAAATAATGAGATGCATAAATCTGCCGGTGTAGCCCGCAACTTGGATGCCGCATTTGATAATGCGTTTGGGTTTCAGAAACGTCAAGCTATCCGCGAGTACCTGTATGGTTTCCGCGACATGAACGCGGAGATGATTAACGCTGGCCGTAATGCAAATGGTACTACGGGACTGTTTGGGCTTGAAGAATCTATTGCTAGGGTCACAAATAGGGTTGATCGTTTGCGTATGGGTGGCGGTCTGATTGGCGGTTTGTTGGGCGGTGCTGGTGCTATTGCCGGTGCTAAAGGTATGTTGGAGTTGACAGCTAAAGGCATTGCTAATGTTGGTGCGGTTGCCGCTAAGGGGGCCGAAAAGGTAGGCGGCTTTATGAGCAGCTTCCAAATGCCCTCATTTGGTACTGGTGTTAACCTATCTGGTTATGCTGTCATCTTGGGTGCTATTACGTTGGTTGCTGCTCCGTTGATTGGTTTGTTAACCACGGCGGCGTTGACGCTGCCGGGTTTGTTGGCTACCGTCATGGCACCTATTGCTGCTATCACATTAGGTTTTGATGGTATCAAGAAAGCCGCCGAAAATGCCGGATTGTTTGGCGATAAGAATGGCGATAAGAAGGGCGGCGGTTCGCTTGGTGCTGCTCTTAAGGATTTGCAGAAACAAGTTCAGGACGTGTTTGAGAACACATTAACTGAGCCGTTCAAGAAACTAGGTGCGGTCGCTAACACTTGGGTTGGTCCGTTGACTACGGTCGCTCAGGGTACAGCCGACGTTTTTAAAGGTATGCTCAATTCGATTACGTCGGAGATTGGTTCTACCCGTATCGGTGAAACCATTTCGGCTATCGGTACACAATTGTCCACCAATTTTGCTCCCGGCATTGAGAAGATGACCGACGCACTAGTTGGGTTGGCTCATGAGTTTACTGCCGGTGGTGCGCTTGAGGGTATTGGTAATTGGTTCAATGACACGATGGGCGATTTCAAAGCCTGGGTTGAAGAAGGTAAGAAGTCTGGTGAGCTTACCGCAGTATTTGGTGAGCTTGGTGATGTGCTTAGAGGGTTGTTGGAAGCTGCCGGTGGTTTAGCTAAGTCCGGTTTGGATTTCGTTAAAGACCCTGCTGCTATGGATGGGTTTAAGAATACCCTTTCTGATATCACCGGTCTGATTGAACGTATCGGTCAGATTTCTTCACAGCTTGGCCCTGTGTGGGATTTGTTGGATAGACTTATTCCCAGTCAGAAGCAATACACTTCTGAAATGGCTAAGATGAATGCGGAGTTTGAGAAAGCTCAGGGTTTGGCACCCGGCACAATTGATGCTATGGAAGCTGCCGATAAGAAGAATCGTCCTACGTTCTTTGGCGGTGATGGTGGTAAGGACATTGCCGATGCTACTAAGGCTGGCGATTCTGCTGCTCAAGCATATATGGCTTCGGTTACTGCCGCGTTGGCTAACAACCAGGAAGCTCAGAAGGCTCTGTTGAAGCAGGCGTTTACTGCTGATGGTATCAGTCAGGCTGCTGCCGCTCAGATCACCCAGCAGGCTGGTGTCGCTATTAGCGGTGTGCAACAGGCTCTTACTCCGTTGAAGGAGGGTTTGCAAACCGATATCAATAATGCTTTGACCCCATTGGGTGATATTGCTGGTAAGGTTGCTGCGGCATTTGATGGTGTTCCCGGTTTGGTCCAGGGTTCGTTGGGTCAGGTTGCTGGCATTGTGTCCACGTCGCTTGGCGGTGTTAAGACTGCCGCTGAGACTTCGATGCAAGGTTTGTCTGACGCTGTTATTCAGCATTGCGCTATCGCGGTTAATACCGCCACTACTGAGGCTCCTAGAATTAAGGCACCGTTTGATGCGCTTGATTTGGGGCCTAGTGGTGCAGCTATGATGGCTGGTTTGGCTCGCGGCATTGAGGGCAGTGTCGGTTTTGCTGAGGCTGCCGCCCGTGCGGCTGCTATCAGGGTTAAGGCTGCTGCTGATGAGGCCGCTGGTATTCGTTCCCCGTCGAGGGAGTTTATGAAAACCGGCGACTACATGATGCAAGGTATGCAGGTCGGTATCGAAAACGGCACAAAGGGTCCTGTTGCTGCTATGCGTGAAGTTATGCAAGCTATCAAGGATGTGTTTGGTTCCGCTGAGGGTATCAACCTGAACTTCTTTATGGGTGAGGCTGCATCAGCTATGTCAAATATGGCTAGCTCATCTAAGGAGTTCCGCACTAACATGACTGAGGTTGCTACTACCCCGGCTGTTTCTTCCGGCCTGGATTCAACCACCGACCTTAATGACATTAAACGTCAGAAGGCGGAACTGGATGTGCGGATAGCTGAGCTTCAAGCTCAGAAGAATGCCACCACCGATAAGGCCGCTAAGGCAGGGTTGACTGCGGAGATAGATCAGTTGAGGATTCAGAAGGAACGTCTGGATTTGTTGAAGGAAGAAAATGGGTTGCAGGAGGATCGTAAGACCGCGATCCAACAGTTGTCCGATCAGATTGCCACTAACATTACGGATATGATTAAGATGCCGGGTGAGTTCGCTAAGACTACCGCTAATGCTGCTATGCAGGATATCGGTATCAGTGGTTCGGGTGCCATTCCGACTATCGCTAATTGGGCTATGGATGCTGGCACTAACTTTATTTTCAATGTCAACAATATGGATGACGCTATTCAGGGCCAGCAGGCCCAACAGAGTAAGCAAGTCGCCGGTACGGTTAGTCGATAGGAGATGTTGTGAAAACAATCGTTGAACTTAAGGGTGTCAACGGTGAACTATTCACTATTGCCGGTGATGATGCGGGTGACAGGGGTGTGTATCTGGCTACCGGGGTGACGGGGTTGTTTGACCCTGCCGTGAAAGCCTCATATGAGGAACCGGGGAATTATCCCGGTGCCAGGTACCTCTCCCACCGTGTCCTTCGACGTGACCTTGTGTTCGCCGTGCATATCCTTGAGGATGGTGAATCGTGGTTGTCGAGGGATTCTGAGTGGCGTAAGGCGTGGGCTTTTGACCGTGACTGCACATTATATGTGACCACTGAGGAATCGGGTACACGGTATTTGAAGGTCAGGTTGTTTGAGTCTCCGGATGTGGATACTGAAACTGATCCGAATGGCCGCACGTTGACTACGGTGAAGATGGTTACTGTGGCTGGTGACCCGTTCTGGTATCAGGATGATGTGGTTTATACGGCGGTCACTAAAACGGATACGTCGTTTGATCCTGCTGTGTTGCCGTGGCCGTGGCCTCAAAACATTCCGTCTGAAACTTTGAAGATTAAAGTTGATCCTGAGGATGGGCGTGGCGGGTTGAATCCGACTGACCAATACATTTTCCCTAAGTGGACGGTGCCAGGTTCGTCGCACGCTCCCGCTGAACCGTATGTGCCGGGGTTGCCGTGGTTGGGTGCCCCTAAGTCTAAGGGCACGGTGTGGACGCTGCCAGATTATTCGTTTGAGGACCCGTCTAAGGCTAACCGGCGTGTGAAGATGCCGCCGCTGATCGGCGGGTTGAGGGTGAATGAGGTTCAGGCATACAATTTGGATGGTATCGTTCAGGCGGGAACCTACACGTTGAAGTTGGGTTCGGAAACTACCGGGCCTATCGCATGGAACGCTAACACCGCTACCGTCAAGTTGGCTCTTGAGGCGTTGGCTCAGGTTGCTTACGATGATGTGCAGGTCACTCGCGGTAAGGTCACCAATGAGGTTCAGGTTTTGAACATTGAGGGTGCCACCGGGGGGACATTCACATTGTCTTTTGCCGGTCAGACTACGCAGCCGATCCCGTTCAATGCGAATGATGTGACGTTGTGGAACGCATTGCAGGCTTTGTCTAACATCAATTTGTTTGACGTTAAGGTCAGGTCTAAGGTCACTAATGAGGTTCAGGTTGTTAAACTTCAGGGTGAACCTAAGGATGGCACGTTTACGTTGACGTTTGATGGTCAGACCACGCAACCTATCCCGTGGAATGCTGGCCCGCTGAGAGTGTATGCTGAGCTTGAGAAGTTACCTAACATTAACGGGTTGGATATTACTGTTAATCAGGAGTGGTGGAAGCCGTATGCTCCTTGGGTTATCGGGTTTAACCAGATCGGCACCCAGTATCGTGGGGTGAATGTTCCTTCATTGACGGGTGACCCTGATTTGTTGGAGGGCGGTGCCGGGATGGATGTGGTTGTTTCCACTGAAGTTCAGGGTTCCAGACCGTATGTGTTGACGTTTAGGGGTTCCAGGGCTGGGCAGAATGTTCCTGAGTTGATTCCGAATGTTGGCGGGTTGACTGGCCCTAACCCCAAGGTTACTGTCTATACAGATAATCCTGGTTCGTATCCGTACATTGTGACGTTCCGTAACGGGTTGTCGGGTAAAACTTTCCCACTGCTTGAGGTTGACACTAAAGCATTGACTGGGCCGGATGTTATCGGTTCTAGGGTGTGGCGGTTGACTGACGGGTTGACGTATCCTGCGGAGAACTGTGTAGTCGATTCCGATCCTAGGGTGGAGCAGGTTGTGTCTGAGGCAGGGTCACCTGTCTGGTCCCGCATGAATGGTGTGAGGTTCAGGCATCCTATTCCGCCGTGGACGAGGGATAAAGAGTTTGAGGTAACTGTTTCTGGTGCTACGGTGGGGCAGATGGTTTCGTTGCGTCTACCTCGCCCTTGGTCAAGGCCGTGGGGTTTGGAATGAGACTAGTGTTTAGGTTGTTCGGGTTATTCCCCATTCTTGTCATCGACGGAACATACGAATATGCTGAACAAGAAGATGAGTCGGACCCACCCTCATTTGAGGGTGGGTCTGCCCACAATTTTGAGCGGGACTACTTTCCGTTAAGCCCTACGGCTCACCATGAGTGGGAGTGGGAAGATAAGATGAAGGGGTTTGGGTTCAAATGAGTTTAACAACCCTGCAAGACCATCAGCGTGTGTGGGATGCCTGCGCGGTGTGGAAGGCTGGCCGGGAAGCTAAACGTCTAGCTAAGCCCGTTATCAGGTTGTGGGATGGTGATTACACGTTTCGCGGTGTGGTTGCCGGTGAACGTAAAGGCGAGTTTGAGTTCGTTGAGAATGATGTGGGTACCGCCTCCCTTGAACTTCCTATCGACCACCATCTCGCTAAGTGGGTGATGGACCATAAGGGCCGCAATAAACGGAATGTGCATATCACTATTGATAAGCAGGGTGCCCGCTGGTCTGGTTGTATGGATCAATATAAAGTTGTTCGTAAACAAACCGACGCATACATCGAAATTTTGTTTAAGCATGATTTTGAACAAACTAAACACATTCTTGTGTGGGCCAATCCGTTCCTAAGGCCCGAATTTCAATTCCCTAAGATGTGGATTATTTTCGGGCCAGCGAAATGGTGTCTGCTCACCACACTATTTGTGAACATTATGAGGTTGGAAACCTCACTGTGGACCTTGCCGGATGACCCGCTGGACATTAATGAGTGGATGGGTCCATCGTTTTGGCCGGGTAATTGGCGGAATATGGTTAAGCCGTCGCCGCTGCTGAATGACAATTCGGTGTTGCATGTGGTGTTCTCTAGGTTTAAACCGTTTTATGATGTGGCTAAAAAGATTTTGGATGACTCCCAGTTGTCTTTGACGTGCCGCAGATATTTGGCTGGGGAGGACCCGCACCCGTTCTCCGATCTTTCTGGCTGGTTTAAAGACACCCCGATTGAAGATTTGTTTACGTTGGTTCCGATCCGGCATGGTTGTTTGGTGTGGGATATTGTTGACCGTTCCGGCTGGGGTTCTGAGACTGCGTTCGGCGGTTCATTGTTGACCGGCCTGGTTAGGACGGCGGCGCACTACACGTCGGATGGTTTGTCTGAGGGTGTGGATGTGTTTACCGGTGACCCTACGTTCCCCGGCGAATATTATGTTCCCACCTATTTCGGTACGTCACCTAAGGCTCCGTGGGTTGTGTATGAGGAAGGTTTATACACAGGCATTCAGGAATCTGAATTCATCTACTATGAGGCCACTGACACGTCTGTGGTTATGGGTGGGCAGTCAATGCCGGGTGTCAATGAGGGTATCAGTACGGGCATCAATATGGCCGGGGATTTCCTTACTTCTCTAATTAACTCCACATTGGCTCCCGCCGGTCCTGTCGGCGGCGCTATTGATATGCCACCGCTGGGTGGTGTGATGGATTCTGTTGCCAAGATTTTCTATGAGAATGTGATATTGGCATTCATGGAGTTCCCATCTTTGCGTGCAACGGAGTTGAAGTTACCGTTCGTCGGGTTGGAGAACACACTCACATCGTTAGGTGATTTCCACTACTTTGAGGGTTGGGCTGACGGGTCTGATCGTGCGTTCACTATCGCAGCATTGGCTGCCGCCCGCACTAAGTTTTGGCAGACCAGGCAACGCCACGCACACAC